TGGTGACAGACCTTTTTCTTTGCTACCACTTGCAATGCAAGTAGCGGCACAGACTGTAGGTTTAGACTTAGTACCTGTTGTACCAATGCAAGGCCCTATGGGAGTATTAACTTACTTAGACTTTGTATACGGTGGAGGTAGAGGATCAGGAGCTCCTATTAACGGCGCTTTAGATACATCTGCTGCTCCATTACTAATTAAATTTAGTGTAACTAATGATGATGGAACTGCATTTCAAGCAAATGATGTATTATATGCTGATCAATACAACTCATCAACTACAAGGTTAACACCTGTAGCTGCAAACAATGCATTCGCTTCTTATGAACTTACTTTTGTAGGTGTATCAAGAATCGATGGTTTACAGATATTCAGAGTTAGAGCTAATAATACTGCTCAAGGTTTTGCTACTGCAAATACTAACCTTACAGCAACTGACCTTACTAACACTGGGTCTAATTATGCTCAAGGTTCTGAATTAGCTGCTTCAACAATCTATAATTCGATTGTTAACCAACCTGCTACTGGTGCTGGTGCTGCTCAAGCTATTCTTTATGGATTAGCAAGAGTAGGTGTTGCTGCAAGAGCAGGTTCTGCTACAACTGATATGGGTGCTGGTGCAAGTATTACTGGTATGGCAACTATTGGTGCTGTTTCTAGTTTAGGTTTAGTTAAAGCTTTGGAAGATCATATTACTGGTTTTTCTGGTAATGCTTTCCAACCAACTAACGACCCTGCAACTGGATTCCCTGCTTTTGGAACTGAGAATATTAACGGAAACGATCCTTACCAAAGAGGTGTAGGTGAATCTACTGTTGATAACATCATGGGACTAAGCTTATTCAACAAGTCTGTAGCTGCTGAAACTTTCCAAGTTGCTGCTGCTGTGACTAGAGAACAAGTTCAAGATCTGAAGCAATTCGGAATTGATGCTGTTGCTCAAGTTGAGGCTGTATTGGTAAATGAGTTAACTCAATCTATCAATAAATACATCCTAGACAGAATTTTCAGAAATGGAACAACTAACGCTGTAAATATCTTTGGTATTAACGCTACTACATTATCTGCATCATTTACTACTGCTGTAGGTGCTGGTGCTGGTGTTGCTGTCAACTTAGGACCAAACAATACAACTAATGGAAACCAGGCGCAAGCAATTGCTCAGTTTACATCTGTTGCTCAGGGTGGTTCAACTCAAGGTGATGTACAACGTAGAATCTATACTAAAATTCTTGCTGCAAGTAACTTAATTGCTACTAGAGGAAGAAGAGGACCTGCAACGTTTGCAGTAACAGGTGGAGAAATGGCAACTGCTCTTCAATCTGTAGCTGGATTTATTGCATATCCGTTATCTAATACAGTTAACCAAGCTGGTGGATCTTTATATCCAATCGGTGCAATTGCTGGGGTAACAATTTATGTAGATCCTAACAGAGCTTTTAATGACTATACAATTTGTGTAGGACGTAAAGGTGATGGTAATTCTCCAGGATTAGTATTTATGCCATACTTAATGGCTGAATCTGTAGAAACTATCGCAGAAGGAACAATGGCGCCGAAAATCGCTATTAAGTCTAGATTTGCTTTAGTAGATGCAGGATTTAATCCAGAATTAATGTATTACACAATGGGCTTCAACTTTAACAATGGCGCTTCTCTGATATAATTTATATCAAAGTAATATCTTTATATAGAAAGCCACTCTTCGGAGTGGCTTTTTTGTTCTTACATACTTAATATATAAAAAAATCAAAACAATATAATGGCAAAGTTAAAAACATATAATGAATTTGTTAATGAAGCATTAATAGATGCAGTTAAGAATCCAATTAAGTGGAAAAAGATTAAAAACAATGCAAAGAAATATCAAAAAGCTAAAGTAGCACAAGCTCTTAATGATGTTGATTTTGCAAAAAGAAAAGAAAAGTCTAGAGGTAAATTAACTCCACAGCAAGATGCAGTATTAACACAAGCACAGAAAGCAAAAAATGCTGCACTAAAAGATACTGCTACTAATATTGCGCAAAGAATGACTGACTTAGCTACAACTACAGGTTTAAAAAGAGTTGCTCAATTAGCAAAAACTAAATCTGCAATGGCTGCAAATCAAATTGTACTTAAGGCAGCTGATGGAGAAGAAGCAAAAAGATTAAAGGTTAGACAAAAAGAATTAAATAAGAAAGCAACAGAAGATCAAAAGGCATTAGCTGATTATGAAGCTGATACTAGTGATAAGGATACTGGTGGAGACGATAAAGCAAAAGAACAAATATCCGCATTAAGAGATCAAAGAAAACCTCTGATTGATTCATCATCGGCTGAAAAGGATCCAGCAAAGAGAGCTGCTATAAGAGTTAAGATAGAAGAAATTAACGTTAAAATAGCTGATCTTGAAGGTGAAGGCCAGGCAGAAGCAAAAGAGGATCTTGCTGATGCTAAAGAAAAATTAACTAAAGCAACTGGGGGTGGTAAAAAACTATCAGCTGCTGAAGAAAAGAAAGCCGAACAAAAACAAAAGCTAGGTGATCAAATCGGCAAAGCAATGCAAGCTATCGAAAAAGCTAAACAAGAAAGAGTATTAGCACAAACAGAAGAGGATAAACTTTCTAAAAAATTATCAGATGCTAAAGGCACTGATGCTGAAACGGCATTAGCTAGATCAGTAGCAGATGCCGATAAGGCCGGTAAAGATATTGAAAAAGCAATTAAAGATTTGCAAAAGAATGTAAAAGATTTACAACAACAACAAAAAGATTTAAATGAATCTATTAATGAAGGTATGTATACCGCCGATCAACTTACTAATATGTTATTAGATGATATTAGAAAAGGTATTCGTAAAGGTATCCAGGCACCTGATGAAAAAGAACTTAAAACATTAGCTCTGAAAAGACTTAAGATGAAAAGAGTAATGAAAAGAGATATAGAAGATACTATTAACGGATGGGAAAATTCATTAGCTGATGCAAGAAAAGATAAAATACGAGAATACATGTTTTCAGATGTTAAAGCAACTAAAGGTAAAATACCAGAATCTTTTGAATATGTAGCAGAATCTGTATCTGAGAAATTTGCAAGATTAAGATCAAACCTGTAAAAATAATTATTAATATGAAATGCGATTGTAAAGTATGTAACTGTGGTTCATCATGTGATTGTACATGTTGTAACTGTTAAATTAAAACTCTATGTATAAAGTTCGTAAAATAAACTTTGGATGGTATAAAAGGCGGTATGGTATTCTTCTAGAAAACCTGCCGCCTTTGAAGCAAAAATTGCTTTTAAATAATCGTCATATGAAATGGTTAGATTCTGATACTCAAGCTTTTGAGGTTATATTTAAAGTAGAGGATATGAATGGCCATGAAAAGAATGTTAATAAAGCTATTTGGAATCCTTTTAGAGAAACCTTCACTACTCTTAAAGAATTAGAAAAAGATGCAGATCTTATTGACTGGAATTGTGGAATATGTAAAGTTCCTATTAAATCTAGAATGGATTCTAAAAAGGTAGAGAATTTTGTTTGTAGTAAATGTTCTAAAGCCCATAACTCACGGAACAGAAGTGTAGATGGTAGAATTATAGATACATCAATCAAATTTACTAAACACTGTAAACACCTCCTTAAAAAAGAACAAAGAGAGTTTATGACTTATGCTAAGAGATCATCTAAAGCTTAATGCATGTTCTATTGTAATCTTAGGAAATACATTTAATCTACTATAGGATGTCGCGTTAAACACATGCACACCTTTAGCTCTTATTTCTGAATTAAGTTGGTCAAAACCTGGCAAAAACTTTTCTTTATAAATATGATCACCTGCACCCTTTGTAGGATAACCATCATGAAAGTGAGTAATTTTTCCATCGTTAGCCATATCAAAACCTAATAAGATAATTCGTGATGCGCCTAAATGATATGCAAGATTTATAGCAGCATAACCACTATTAAAACCATGAGATAATGATTGAGGATCTTCTTCTAGGCCATAAGGTTTTCCTTTCTTTAATACTTGAATATCATGAGTATATTGAGATCCTGGTTTTAATGCAAACTTTAAACCTTTGTAACTATCCACTTCATTTTTAAACCATGTATAAAATCTACCATCAGTCCAATAAAGAACATCTGCTGTATTATGATAAATGATAGCTTTATTAATTGCAATTGTTCTGCAACCTTGTAATTGTTGAAAATCAAAGTTTTTTAATGAAGGACCTCCTCCAATGATATAAATAGTTTCACCTGTAAATAATTTAGGAACAGTTGAGTATTTAACAACAAGATCATTCACATCTAAAGCAGAATTTCTTAATTGCATATTTCTAGAAACATTTGCAGCTATAGCCTGATTATTTGTAGTTCTTATTGGAGCATTATTTTCATTTCTTCGCTGTATGTTAGTTCTATGTATAATTGCCTGTGGTTCTTGAAAAATCTTCCTAACAGTACGTCGCCTTTGCATTATCTTATTCTCTTTTAATATTTATTCATAATGTAAACAATCTTATTTTTTTACATATAAAAATAAACAAATTCATGCGGAACATACAAAACATTTTACTTACTGAAAAATATCGCCCGAAGGTATTAGAGGATTTAATAACACCTAAAAGAGTAGGTGAGAAGCTAAGTAAAGGGGTTTATCAACATTTATTGCTACACGGTAGTCCAGGCACCGGGAAAACATCAGCAGCTAAAGTATTAGTTAAACATTTTAAACACCCTTATCTTTACATTAATGCGTCCACTGATACTTCAGTTGACATTGTGAGAAATAGAATAACAGATTTCTGTGCTAACCGCTCAATTATGGATGAGCCAGGAAAAATGAAAGTAATTATACTTGATGAGATTGATGGTGTATCGGATCAATTTTTTAAAGCGCTAAGAGCTACGATGGACCAGTTTGCAACTAATGCAAGGTTTGTAGCAACATGTAATTATATTAATAAAGTACCAGATCCAATTCAATCAAGGTTTGAAATGATTGATTTTGATTTTTCTAAAGAAGAAGAAACTGAAATAATGAAAAGTTACATTATGAGGATTCTTAAAATTTGTAAAGATGAAGGGATTAGTATTGATAAACATGCAGCTGTAGAATTAGTGAAAAGAAAATTTCCAGATTTAAGAAATATGTTAAATCAATTACAAGGTTTTCAATCGCAAGGTAAAGATAAAATTACAGTAGAAGATATTAAACAATTTAGTTCTGTATATAGAGATATTTATGATTTGGTTATAGATGGAGAAGATCCTGTAAAGAATTATCAATATATGTTATCTAATTATGCAAATAGGTCTGATGATGTTCTATCTTCTTTAGGAGCAGAATTTATAGATTTTATTCAACAAGAAAGAGAATCATATATTCAATTCATACCACAAGTAATTATAACAGTTGCTAAATATCAATCTCAAAGACAACAGGTAATTGATCCTGCAGTATCAATGCTTGCTTGTATTTATGAACTGCAATCAATATTAAATGGAGTATGAGAGCACAATTCTTAGAAGCACTAATAAAACGATTTCCTAATTATATGGAATTAGGAGCAGCAGTTAGAAGATATTACGATTTAAGACAATCTAAATTACCTAAAGAGGAATGTGAAGAAATTGTTTTAAAATCTTCTTTCAGTAATAACTAAAATTTGTTATATTTATATTAAATACAATAATATGAGAAAAACAGGAAGGCATACGTTCGTAATAGACGGTAATTATTTTCTTTTTAGAACATTATATGTTTTACCTAGAAAATCAAAAAAGACAGAAATGCTTGGTACTGATGAAGATGCAACTGTCTTTATGAGAAAGCTTGCAACAGATTTTGCTTATCAAATTAGATTATTCGAAGGTCTGATTGATAAAGTTGTATGGACTATTGATTCAAGATCATGGAGAAAGGATTTTTATCCAGAAGCAGAATATAAAGGTAATCGTAAACAAGACAGTTCAATTAACTGGGCAAACTTTTCAAAGGTTACAGAAGAATTTACACAATTACTTATTAAGCAAGGAGTTATTTATTCCAAAGTAAATGGTGCAGAAGGCGATGATCTAATGTATGCATGGAATACAGAATCATTAGCAAATGATAAATCTGTTATTATGTTTACTGGTGATAAAGACTTAGTTCAATTAGTAAATAAAAGTCAAAATAATAATACCCATACAATATTATTTTCACCAGCTCATAAAAAATTATATACTTATCAAGGTTTTTCTGAATGGTTAACTACCGAGGAAAAAGAAACAACAACAGATTTATTTGATGTACTGAAAGAATCATCAACACCAGAATCACAATCTAAAAAATTACTTTCATCTATTATATCCAAAAAGAAAGTTTCAGTTGTAGAAGTAGACCCTGAGGATTTCCGTTTCCGAAAGGTTCTGACTGGTGATTCTGGTGATAATGTACCACCTGCATATTGGCATATATCAGCACCTAAAAATGGTAAACCTAGAAGGTATGGTATTAGTGAAGCAAAAGCATCTGCTATCATTCAAGAATTTAAGGATAAGCATGGTTCATTATCTCATATGTATTTATATGATGAAGGTTATATTACTGATTTAGCTAATATTCTTATTAGGCATATGAAAGCTAAACATATGAGCAGAGAGCAAATTATATCAAACTTAAAATCCAATGTTAATCTAATGGTTTTGAGTTCTCATACAATACCAGAAGGTATTTTAGATGAAATGTTTCAATCCGTTGAGTCTCAAATAAATATTAATGAATTAGTACTACCTAATGTATCTACTATGAAAAAAATAGTTGAAGGAACTAAATATGATGGAGATGATAATTCTGCATTTAAAGCTAGTTTCTTTAAAGGAGATAATGATGATTCTGATGATATGTCATTTATAACTAATAAAACAACAAAAGGAAAGATATTCTAATATGATAATAAAATATAAAATACTTTTATGTTTACTTACTCACCACAGGATTGATAAGTTAAAAAGATTAGTAAAATCTGTCGAAGGTCTTTACCCCGATCCGTCAATTGAAATAGAACCAGTAATTGTAGTAAATACTTTAAATGACGAACATTGGGAAGCGGTACTAAAAGAAAAGTTTCCCTTTAAAGTTGTTAGAACTGAAAGCAACGGAAAGCCTGGTAAGGGTAAAAATTCATGCAGAGATTTATTTTTAAACAGTGATGCAGATTTTGTTTCTCAATTAGACGGTGATGATTGGTTATATCCTACGTTTGCTAAATCAATAGCTCAACATATTTTACACTATCCTAATTTAGATGTATTAGGGTTGCACCCATTAGATATAGTTGATCATTTACAAAGAGGAGGTCACCATTTCCAAGTAGGAGATAAAAATCAATACTGGGGATGTGTATGGGGTTTATCATTATGTAAAAGGCCTGATTATGGTCCAGGTGAAGCTCATTGGGTAAATCATGAACATCCTGTAAATTTTGATAGAGTATTATTACAGAGTAAAACATCAGCAGTTGAAAGAATGGATGAAGATATACCAAATGGGGAAGATCATTTATATTCTATTCAGTTACTTAAGTTGCACCAAGAAAGAAAGATTAGATATTTTATAACAATGTCAAGTGACTTATATATAAGTGATGGAACTTTGGATGATAATATACAAAAACAACATCCATTTGCTCCACACGTACAAACTATGAAAGATGCAATGCTTAAATTAGTTAAACCATATAGATCCAGCCAAGAAGAGCTACCTGTAATCTTTAATGATCTTTTAATCACTCATGAAGAAAAGGCTGTTTATATTGCAGAAAGTTTTGTTTGGGATAAACTTTAAACAAACACAATAATACATCATATAAATAATAAAAGGTAATGAAATTATTTGATTACATAAAGGTCTTGTTTGGTCGAGATCAGCAATGGGATAAATTAAAAGGATATGATAAATCTAAAAATTCATTTATGACAAATAGATTTATGAGTATTAAATTTCCTATACAAGCAAATATGTTTAATGCACTGAAGATTGATCCAGTAGGACAAGCAGAAGCATGGAGAATGGTTGCATCAAAATTTAATAGAGTACCTGGATTTATTTATACTAAAACCAAAGCCTCTAAGAAAATAAAAAAATGGGATCCTAATCCTGCTGCTTTAGAAATGTATCTAAAGATTAATGAAATAGGTGAACGTGATTTTAAAGAAGCAATGAAACACATGCCATCTGAAATTAAAAATGCAATAAACGTATTAGAAAAACAGATGAGTAATGATGTTAGTTGATAAGAGATTTGAATTAGAAATACCAACCCATATTGCATTTACTTTATATAAGAATGATTATGTTGATAACTTAATTATTTCTAAAGTAAAAAAGGAGTGCAAAAACAAATCTAAAAAAGATAATGAATTTATAGTATCTTTAGATGGTTTTAGAAATGCAATTACAAAATCCACATTCTTAAGAGCAGAGTTAAAGAAAACTTTAGACCAGGACATGTTGCCTAATCCTAACTTTAAACCTAACTCTATTTTCTTTTTGCAATCCATAATTAATAGATTACCTAATTTAGATACTATAACATTTAAGATATCAGATGAAAAAGTATTTTCAAGATTAGTAAAGGTTGATGGTGGTAGAGAAATAGTAAGTTTTCATTTTAATATAATTGAAGGAACTTTTGATCTTACTCAGATTTTAGATAGAGAACAGTTAGATACTTTTAATAAAAGATTTATGGATGTAGGTATTATGAAAAATAAGTATCTTGAAAGAACTCCTTATTTTTATATTAAAGCTACAGTTTTATTTGATATACTTTCGGAAATGGATGAAGCACAGGTTTTTGATGCTTTTGATATTATAACTTCGGTTGATCCTAAAATAGAAGAAGATGATCCAATACTTTTAGTTAAGACTGACTATACACCGTATTAGAACATGAATATATAAACAAAATATGTTTGTATATGAAAAAGATTATTAATTGGATAAGCGGCCTTTTAAAAGATGAAAAAGGTACTCCATCTTCAAAAAGATTTATTGGTATTGTTGCAGGTTTATCTTTATGTGCGGCACTATTCATTAATCTTTACACTGAAACACCAGTAGAGCCTACCCTTGTTAATGCGGTAGCAGCAATATGTATTGGTGGTTTAGGTCTTGCTTCGGCTGATAAGATTTTTGGAAAGAAAAAACCTATTGGAGAAGACCAACAAATAAATTCATAAAATGGCAGTAACTGGATCAAGTACAAATGCTAATGGCGATCAGTTATTAGTTAGTCTTAAAACACCTTATGAAAATGTAGTAGAAGTTCTTGGCTTTACAGATTCTATTACAGGTGAAACTACCGCTTGTTATTATAACAAAGATTTTAGGTGGGGTATTGATGGTGTACAGTATTCAGATTGGGTTACACTTAGTGATTCTAATTTAGAAGCATTGGTGTTAAATCCTGCAAATAAATTTTGGATTCAATATAGATATACACAAGTTGGTGATTGTACATTAACTTTTAATTCAATCGCATTAGAGATTGTATATGATGGTGGAGTAATATGCAAAATACCACAAATAGATTGCGGAGGTGTTGATGGATGCTCAGGTGCATTAAATTTAGCATTTGATTGTTGCGGTGATACATGGAATCCTTATGATATATCTAGAGCTGGTCAAATGTACACCCAATTATCTGCAATGGCAAGTAACTTATTTGGATTTTGTGTTGACTATTATAAAACAAAAGCAGACCAAAGAAGTAGAGATGTTATCCTAAAAGAATATTCTCTATTTGATGTTATTAAGGAAGGTGAAGTTAAAATCATGATTCCTGATAATGAATTACCTACTAGAGATATAAACTTTAATCCATTAATGATGGATTTTCCAGTTCAATTTGAAATTCATATTGTAAAATCTGCGTTTGAAGCAGTCTTTGGTATTGGTTCTAAACCTCAAATGAGGGACTATTTATATTTTAAACAATTTATGAATAGAATGTATGAGGTTGATGCAATTGCAGAGGCTGATGATTTTATGTATACTGGATCTTATTGGAGAGTAAGCCTAGTTACATATCAGCAAAGAACTAATGTTGGTTTTGAGGATACTGCATTAGGTGATGCTGCTGAAGTTTCAACTAAGGCATTAGTTTCAAATGTAGAAGATAAATTTAGAGTTGAAAGAGAAAATGAATTCAAGGATGTTAGAAAACCTAATGAATATAATACTATAGGTAGCCAAACAAATGATTATGTAAGAAGATCTCTAAATAAAAAGATGACTATTACAGAGGAGAATGTTTACAATCAATGGACAATCATTTCTAAATATCATTATGCGCTAGGAACATTAGCTAAAGATACAATAGGAGTAAAATATAGATATACGGGTGGATGGACTGATACTGATAATAGAGCATTTACATTTTGGTTTAGGCCTCAATATAAAAAGCCTATAGGTAAAAATGTTTTAATAACACAGATAAGCAATAATGCAGGATTTCCTATGATTACTACACCAGGATTACCAATAGGTGGTACTGAAGGAATTGTAGCAGGTGATTGGATAGCTATTAGAGGAACTACTTCATATAATGGAATTCAATTAGTTAAATCTGTAGATGTGGCAACTAAAACTTTGACATTAGATACGCCATATATTGATAGTACTATTACTAACACTGCCAAATTAAATAAAGAAGTAAGTAATACATTTATTCAATATGATGATTATGAAAGAAGAACTCCTGTAACATCTCATGTTCAATTTACATATACTACAAATTGGTTTATAATTAAATTAAATGATGTTTATTATAAATATGATTTGTCTAAATCTACTGTTAGTTTTTTAAAGGGTGAATGGTATGCTGCTGTTATTAACTTAAATCAATTAGCTAAACAATTATCATTATTTTTATATAATACACCAGAATTAACTGGTGCTATTAATCCAGATAAAACAGCTGATTTAAATAACATTTATATAAACACACAAACAGTTCCAGCAATAACAGTTCCTGAAGGCTATGCATGGAAATTATTAGGGTGTGAAAGTGATTTAACCAATATCAGAATATGGAGTGAACCAATAGAGGTAGAATTACAAGAATTAATTTTAAGTCAATATGTAGTAAAAGATTCTCATTTAGCTTTATTATTAGATAATGCTTCTCCAGAATTATTATTACCAACAGCTACTAACCCAAGATAACTTGGAATATATATTATAAATTTAAGGTATAATGAAAGAATCATCGAAAGGTAAATTTCGTGACAGTTTAGGAGATTTATTAAATGATCTACCAGATGAGGTAGAAGGTTTAGAAAATAATTCCGAAGAACTACAGCCAGTAAAAATAGATAGCGGACAAGGTGCTGCTTTAGTTAAGGCTAAGACAAAGGCTGAAAAGGTAATGAATAGTTTATTAACTTTTTATTTAAGTGAAGAAATTATTGCAGAGCATGAATACATTAGAGCAAAGGCTCAATTAGATGAATCTGCATTATCTATGTTAATAAGACAAATGCAAAATAGTGAAACTGCTATTACCTTATTAATGGAAACAATACATGAAGGTGATGTATCACCAAGAATGTTTGAAGTACTTAGTGATTTACAAAGAACTCTTTTGGATATTATTAAAAGCCAAACCATGTATATGGTAGCTATCGAAGAGAATGCTAAAAAGATATCTCGTGATGTAGATGTTTATCATAGCACAGAAAGTTCAACATCCAATAAACAAAGTGGTATTAAATCTAGAGGAACAAAAGATTTAATGAGAGCTTTACAAGATACAATTAAAGAAGAAGATATAGAAGACGTCGATGGAAATGAAAATGAAGAATGATTATCTGTTAATTCAGGAAATCGAACAACAAGAAACTAAAACAGATTCAGGAATTATAATACCTGTTGAGAAACATAATCGCCAAGCAAAGATTATTAATGCTGGTGATGCAGAGTATTTAAAGGCTGGAGATGTTATATTAAAAAATATGGGCAAAGGTACAATGTTAACTTTAAATAATACAGAATTTGAAGTAATACATATTAACCAAATAATTGCCGTAGTAGAAGATAATGGCTAAACCACAAGCAGAATCAGCAGGATTTGAATTTAAGATATCGAAAGGTGCTGAGTCTTTTGCGTGGACTAGTCATAAAGTTGAGCAATTAATGCTGGCTATTGATGAAGGTTATAAACCAAAGTCTACACCTTTCTATGAAGGTAATCCTAATTTAAGAAAAGGTAATATTGTATTTAATTATACTGATGAAGAGATAAGAGAAATTAAAAGGTGTGCAAAAGATATTGTTTATTTTGCTAATACTTATTGCACTGTAATGACGGATGAAGGTTTACAGACAATTGAACTAAGGCCTTACCAAGAAAATATGTTAAGGCAATTTCAAGCTGAAAGATTTAATATATGTTTAGCAAGTAGGCAGGTTGGTAAAACAATATGTTCATCTATTTTTATTGCATGGTATTCGGTATTTAATTTTGATAAAAATTCGCTAATACTTTCAAATAAGGGTGCTACAACAAGAGAGATTATTGATAAAGGTAAAACTATATTAGAACATTTACCTTTCTTTATCAAGCCCGGTACACTTAAATGGGATGTGTTTAATTCCAAGTTTGATAATGGTTGTAGAATCATAGGTCAGACAACAACTAAGAAAGCAGCAATTGGTTTTACTATTCATTTATTATTTATGGATGAGTTTGCTCATATACCTGCAAACTTTGTAAATACCTTTTATGAAAATGTTTATCCAACGGTGTCTGCATCTACAAACTCTAAAGTAATAATAACTAGTACACCTAATGGTTTTAATAAGTTCTATGACATCTATACAGCTGCTGATAAAGGATTAAGTGAATATACACCATTCCGAGTTGATTGGTGGGATGTACCTGGGAGAGATGACGCATGGATGAGACAAGAGGTTGCCAACTTAGGAAGTGATGAAGCATTTAATAGACAGTATGGAAATCAGTTTATAGCAAGCTCTTCATTATTATTAAGTGCAGCTAGTTTAAAAAAGTTAACACAAGGCCAAATAGAATTTGAACATAAAGAGATACCAGAATTTGATGATGCCGAAATTGATTACTCCGGTTTACTATGGCAACCTAATTTTAATTTAGATGAAATAGAAGAAGATTATAATTATTGGGTATTCTCGGTTGATATAGCAGAAGGTACAGGTGGAGACTTTTCAGTTATTAATATTTTTCAGATTAAGATGCTAGATGAAAAGGATTGGAAAGGTGTAACTACGCCTGGAAGTTTTGTTGACTTTTTTGGTATTAGGCAAATAGGAAGATTTAGAAGTAATTCTCATACCATAGAAGAATTTGCAAAAACACTATACATTTTAGCATTTGATTTATTTCACTCAGAAAATGTAAAATTAATTATAGAATGGAATATGTTTGGTGGAGAATTAATAA